CAATAACTGCTCACAAGTGTCAAGGGATTACAATCAAAGAAGATTTCATTGTACATGAAACTAATATAATGACATGGGAAATTGCATATACTGCTATCTCTCGTGGAACTGCATTATCAAAAGTTCACATTGCAGGTCCTATCTCTACAAGATGCTTATCAAGGGCATCACGTGATGATTCAATCCAAATTACTAAAATATAAAATGGATTTAAGTCCAATAAACGTAACCTTTTTCACTCTAAAATGACAAATCTTCTACAAAAATATCTTAATGAAAACTGTTCAGGAATACTTCAAAATAACCACTATACCTATTGGATTCCTCAATCCATTTACAATGATCTTTCAATCAAACGATGGAAACATAATCGACCACCTGATAAAGATCGTGTGGCTGAAATTCATGACTTTATGAATGAATCTAAACGCATGGACGGAATGCTCTACCTTGCATACATTAACAAAGAACTAGTCTGCTACGAATCCAATCATCGTCGTGAAGCATTGATTGGAATTGAAGGCATGAATCCCATTCTCGTTGACATCTTGTGGGACGCAACTGACGAGAGTGTGAAAATTGAGTTTCTCAGACTGAACAAAGCAGTCTCTGTTCCTGAACTCTACGTATCCGAAGATACAAATGTAGATCCAACAGAACTCATCAAATTGAGAGATACATTCTGTGAGACCTACAAACTATTGAAAGTAACTACAGGTCGTCCAAACGCCCCTAATTTCAATTCAGATATGGTAATGAATGAATTTCTGAGGGTCATGAAAGAGAACAAACTCAGTCCATCTGAATTCTGGACTCGATTGATGCGTCTCAATACCCAAATGTCTACTCGTGATCGCAAGAAGTTGACTCCAAAAGTCATTGAAAAATGTGAACGATCCGGATTATGGCTCTTTGCATGGAGTCGTGTCTTGGATGCGAAGGAGTTGGTTTAAAATCAACATTTTTTTGCTTAAAAGTTAAACAGTATACGTAACTAATACATAATGCAAGAATTCGTTTATGTCTTAAAACTTCAAGATGGAAAGTACTATGCTGGTAAAAGTTCAGATCCAGATCGTCGTTTTCTTGAACATAAATATGGAACTGCTTCTGAATGGACTAAACAATACAAACCTATTATGCCAGCTATACAGGAAATACCAATAACTAGTGAACATGATGAAACAAATATTACTAAAGATCTTATGAAGAAATATGGAATTGATAATGTTCGTGGTGGACCTTGGACAACTGTTGTTTTATCCGAAGAAGAAAAGTCTTTCATACAAAAACAGATTCATAGTGAATCAGATGAATGCTATGGTTGTGGAGAGAGTGATCATTTTGTAAAGGAATGTCCTCAACGATCAAATACATATGAATGCTATGGTTGTGGAGAGAGTGGACATTTTAAGAGAGATTGTCCAAATGTAATAGAAGAACAGGTAATTTTTAAAAAAAAAATTCAAAATCAAGAAGATTTACCCAATATGAATCCGAAGATGAAGAAGAAGATACTGAAGACGAGGAAGATGCTGAAGAAGATGAATCTGAAGATGATGAAGAAGAGGAAGAGGATACTGAATATGGATCTGAAGATTATGATGATGAAACAGAAGAATCTGAGGATGAATTTGAAGAAGATGAAGATGAAGTTGTAGAAGTTGATAATGATTCAGATGAAGATTAAGTAAACTAAATTCAAACTTCGTCAAAAATGGATTTGTTTTTGTTTAAGAATTACATGGTAGGTGAGTTTAATGCATAATGGAACAAGTCAAATCATTCTCAAAACGTGTATTTAGTGGTCTCGGAGCGGGGTTTAGCGAACGGATATATCATAATGCAATGGAAGTTCTTCTAAAGAAGCATAATATCCCTTTTAAATCCGAACAGGTAATTCCAGTCATGTTTGAAGGCGTAGAAGTAGGACAAGTAAGAGCAGACTTAGTGATTGATGGAAAAATCGTAGTTGAACTGAAGTCAGTTAGAAACATAAAAGATGATCATGCGACTCAATGTGGTATGTATATGAAATTGCTAAATATTGATAGTGGATTAGTGATCAACTTTCCATGCAGTGATAATGAGGAAGTTGATTTCCAAGAAATGGAAGCAGCATCACCAGTTTGTAAGCGTTGTGGTCGTGATAGTCATATGGCTTCTGGTTGTTACGCAAAGAAGCATATTGATGGTTATCCAATCTAAACACTCCACAGATTCATAGTCTTTACTTGAAGTCTGATGTATTTTTCAATAGTACTACTCATCTCATCAATCGGCATAGTAGATTCACAGATTGTTTTAAATAGACAACCAAGACATCCTCCTAAGATACTGATTTTGTCGGAGATTCTATGATCAATTAGATCTCCAAAGTGCTTTTTATAGATTTCATAATACGCTTCACTAGACTCAAGTTGATGTCTTTGTCTTCTAAGAGTGCCATCAAACTCCATTTCAATCTTCCTTTTAGCAAACTTAACCATTTCAGTAGCGACTAACTCAATTTTATCGTTGTAACTCATTTTGTCCTAAGATTAGGATCACTGAGTTAAAATAGTTCCATTTTTTAGTGCTTACGAGTAGTTTTGCGTTTCTTTCCACCACGTTTAGATTTCTTAGTCTTTCTGCGACGATGAAGACCACCAAATAATCCTTCTAGACCATGCTTTGAAACAAGATCTTGATTTTTGTTATCTAATTTATTTTGCATACATTTCTCAACTTGAACAAGATTTTCAATTATACGCCATTTAGTATCTCTCCAAGAAAGACCTACTAACCAAAAAGAATCTCCATATTTTTGATGTATCACTGAACCAGCACATCTCATTGCTTCCTGAAAACCAGCTTCTTCACCAGTTTGTCCACCCTTCTTAGCATTTGGATATGCTTTTATCAATGCATTCTTAAGTTCGTTTTGTACAGTCTTGCTATCTTCTTCCTTCCATCCATAATGAATGATTTCTTGTATATCATTTGATTTCTTTTCAGGAAGTGACAAAGAATCAGAAAAATACTTCTCTTTGTTTTCTAAAATCCATCTACCAACAACTGTATCTGACATTTATCTTAAACATTGAAATAAAACGAATTAGACGTATAGAGTTGTAGAATCAGTATACAATATGGCTAAACTTATTTGCAGAGGCAACGATCTTGGGTTTACGATTTTACCCTATTCTGAGGGTGATAAGGATTCACTTGAAGATGAACTACTTGAAAATCCTAGCGACAGTGTCCTTGGATATGTCACGTGTTCACGTAAGTTTAGGTATACCGAGTCAGGCAAAGTTACCGAAGTTGGTGACCATTGGGCACTGGATATTCTCAATGAGTTTCCATACATTGAAGAGGATGGACCATGGATTGTCTACACTTGCTGTCCTGAACATGCACAAGATGCCTTTCACAAGATTGGTGGTGATGAAGTTCTACAGATTCACAACTGGGACACATGGTCTATAGCAGGCAAAGAAGCCAACGTAGCAGTCGTCACTTCGTTTGAAATATTCTAAAATGGATTACATACACTCAAACAAATCGTAGTCATAGTTAAAATGCCTCGCTTTGTTCGTATTCATCAACAAGTCATTCATATTCCGTCCCTTGCTAATGTTAGTATGGGAACTAACTGGTTAGGTCAACCCTTCTTGACCTTCTATTATCACAATCAACACAGTCAGACGATTTCGTATGGCTGGGGTAAGTGGGAAGAGTGTGAAAAGGATATGATTCGTGTAAAAGAGTCTATGATGGAAATTGAACGTGTTCTCTCAAGTGTAGTTCTGACTGTAAAACCTCAAATTGTAGAAATTGCTACGGTTGAACTTTCAAACAAAACGGAAAACGTATCGATTGATACATCTACCTTATAAAATGAAACTCAACGCATACATCGATATCTTTGCAACATCGTTCTTAGTAGTAGCTTTCTTGGTGGTTTTATTCATCGTTTAATAACGACGACGACTCTTAGTGGATTTGCGACTTTTTCGTCCCTTACGGGTCTTCTTTCTACGACCTCCATTCGCAAGAAGCATATTTTCCATAAGATACTCACTTCCATTAACAGTTCCATAGTGACCACCCGCATCTACCGCAGTTAATATTCCTGTTGTTACAGGTTGAAGTCCTCGTTGTGTAACTTCAGTCATTGAGTTCACTAATCCATTGTATACAGTTACTTTTCTACCAACCCAGCTACTAGACATTTACTTTACTACGTTAAAAATAAATGGGAGTCAAGTCTGAAGGTTTGAAGTTCAAGTATTCGTTGTATTCCACTCTCGCCTTTTTCCTTGTGGCGAACCCAATTACATTCAAGTTTGTGAATTCATTGATCGCAGGAGTTGCAGTCAATGGATGCCCTACAGCGTTTGGTTTCATTCTTCATTCAATAGTCTTTTTTGGCGTGTTGTACGGTCTTATGAGTTTACCGAGCGATCGTGATTAAAGATTGCGGCGAGTTTTCTTAGAGCCTCGTGCACGACGAGTTTTTCCACCTTTTTGATTCTTGTTATAAAGTTTGTCCTGCAAGTGTCTTACTTTTGCCTTTGCGGCTTCGATCTTAAGATGGATACCCCTGTAGTCTCTTAATTTTGGGTCTTTTTTTATAAACGCTGCAACAGCATACTTGTTGCCTTCAGTCGGGCTTTTCAGCTTCTCATCCCTTTCCGCCCTCAAAGCGTTCAAAGCCTTCTCTGCCTTTTCAAGTTGAACTTCTAAAGTTGGCATTTATTTATTTCTGCGAAGAGTTTTAACCCTTAAACCCTCTTTCTTTTAGTTCTTTCTTCTGAACCTTCAGTTCTCTAGCAAGAACCTTACGAGTAGGATGACTGAGCACCTTAAATAGATGATGGTGTTCTCGCAAATAATCACTCTTCTTCATACGAATGGTCTTGTTTCTACGAGTACGTTTTCTACGACCTGCTTGTTGAACTGGAAGTGATGGATCTAGTTCTGCAGTGTAATATTTGACATCGGCGTTTTCAATAACTCTATCGTTAAATGGATTCTTATTGTTATTCAATTTGTTGTAGGTTTCTTCAGTGTAATAACGGTGATATTTTTCACGTTCATTGTGGAAATCAACCATTAATGTTCCATCTTTGATTTCTTCCATCGTAACAACATCTGTCTGACCTTTAGGAATCTTGAGTTTTGGAAAAGGTCCTGTTGGTAAAGTTCTATTACATTGGGTCTCTTCATATTCATTGGTATCACCAAATGACCCATTAACTCTGTATTCAACACCATTTTTTTCAAAAAAGTGATTTGTATATCCGCCACGCCAAGGTCCATCTGGGTAATATTCTCTTGTCCTAACATACTTACCAAGATATTCTTCATTTGACCTTCTTTTGTAACACTTTGAAGGATCCATTACTTATTTCTGCGAAGAGTTTTACGACCATTGCGTCTAAGAGTACGTTTTCTACGACCTGCTTCTTGAACTGGAAGTGATGCATCTAGTTCTGCAATATAATATTTGACATCGGTGGTTTCAATAACTTTATCGTTAAATGGATTCTTATTATTGTTCAATTTTCTATAAGTATCTTCAGTGTAATAACGATGATACTTTTCACGTTCATCGTGGAAATCAACCATTAGTGTTCCATCTTTGATTTCTTCCATTGTAACAACATCTATCTGACCTTTAGGAATTTTGATTATTGCAAAAGGGTCTATAACTCCCATTAGATTTCGAACAAATCCTCTCAAATCTGGAACATACTTAAAAACGCGTTTGTTAAAACGATCAATTCCAGAACCATCTATAACTATTTTACTACCAGAACTAAGTATAGTTATTGTTTTTGGGGTATAAGTAGGTCCTATTATTTCTATATTTCCATTCTTAATATAGTTGAATGTAGTTTTAACATCTTGTACACCTCCTGCTTCAAAAACTTTTAGAAAGTCTCCAACTACTTCATACGTTGTTGTGCTATTCATTTATTAAACGCTCCGAATAAATTCCCAGTTCAGATAATCACAGATCTTTGCCCAGATTGTATCATGAGCAATCAATCGGTCGCGTGATTTCAATAAAGGAAAGAATACTTTGTATTCATCTAAGTCCAGCAACTCAAAGAACTTATACAAAATGTAGGAATAACTCAGAAAGTTCGTTCGGTCGTTCGGACAATACAACAAGAACGGCGCTTGAATTTCTTGAAACATTGCACGAACCTTTTCCTCAATTTCAGGGGTAATGGTTGGTGGAGGATTGCCGTTCAATCGACTCAAAATATGTGCACGATGCTCGTAATACTTGGATCGTCCTAACTTTTTCAGAATCTGACGTATATCCTCTTCAGACATATCAGCAATATTATCAATCCTACGTTTCTTGATTTCAAGAATGACTTCATTCATCACTTCTTCAGGAATAATGGTAGATTCCTTTGCTTGAAACTGATTTAGAATCTCATTGAGATGGTTAATCTTTTTGTATGCGTAGTTGTTTCGGTCTTTGGGTGGATCACGGAAACTTGGAAAATCTGAAACGACTAACGCATACTCTTCAGACCCGCAAGAAGGACAGACTAAAATACCTTCTGAACTGATCTCTTCACGCGCTACATTACACGCAGGACAGTGTTCGGTCAATAATTGTGTTGCTTCTGGACCATTACTTAGTTTCATACGAGTCACGTATTCATCAAAGATCTGTTTCTTGGATAATCCTGTATCCACTGCAGGTGTATTTGCTGAAAAGAATTTCATGAATGTGTGTGCGTCTTTAGGAAGAGGAGTAGATTGTGTAACACTTGAGGTTTCCTTTCCATAATAATCTAGCAAGATGTCTACGTTTTTCATATAGTATTCTTCCACTGGATTCGTCTTGGACAATTCATCTTCAACTTCTTGAATTTGTCTGTCAATCTGTGAACACTTAACAATCTCAGTGAGTTCAGTTGAATTACTCAATGTTTCGCGTTGTTGTTGTAATGTCTTAAGTTTAAGAGTCAATTCATCCCGCTGTATGTCTGAAGTATGTAACCCCCGAACTTGGTCTTGATGAATTGAATCTAAAGTTCCCATTGACGAACCTGTACTTCCAACCTCTCTCGTTTTACGAATTCGGAACACATCCATTTACAAATGTTTCTGTCTGCTTCCTGAAGACTGGATTTGTAAACATACAAGGTCGTTGCTTTTTTAAGAGTGCGAAGGTAGAATCATACGGCATTGAAAAATGAGTCGTAATATAGGTCAGCGCCAAGAACGCAGAGCGATTAATACCGCATTGACAATGGACAAAGACTGTATTGGAGTTAGGTTCACGTAAAAAGGTAGATAATGCTTGTTCAAACGCAGGATACCATGTGAGAATATTCACAGTCATTGAATCTTCTGCACTCAGTCCAACGTAGCATGTAGGGTTTTGCGTTCTAAACCAAGCAGGTGAATCTTCTGGGAATGCGCAATTGATAACGTGTGTAATTTTATATTTGGAACAAAATGCAGGCGTAAGCATTTCACCTGCTCCAACCAAGATGCGAGGATAGAACCATGCAGGAGGTTCAAAAAGATATCTAGGTTGAAGGAACTGCATACTTCTTTAAAGACCCTTGTCTTTAATCGAGACAAACCCCGCATCTTCGTATCTGAGAAGAATATGAACAGGTAAGGGAGCAAGAGGTGCTTCTTTATATCCACCTGAATGACTGTCATGAATTGCTTTGAGATGTTTGAGTTTTTCAAAATAATAATAGATCCATTGAAGAGCCATCATCAATGGTTTTGAACTTGTGATTTCTCCATGATACGAAATACCCTTTCGTTTGATTAATCC